GTTCATTGTTTTGGATAAAATTGATAACTTTCTTACCAGTCTTAACATCCATACTGAAAAATGTGGTGTTAGTCATGATGTTGCTTCGTGATTGGGGGCTGATGTTGATGGTTAATTCATGTTGTTTATTCGCTTGATTCATTTTTCAACTCCTCCTTGTCTTTTTCGAATTCATCTAGCAATCGATCATAAATCAAAGCATCTTTTCCTGAAATCTTGGTATCATATTTCTCTAATACTGCTGGTAATCTTTCGATCACTTTCACAAAAGGTCCGCCTTCAATCACAACCTCTTCATTTAATAATTCTTTCGAATGATCTTCATAGTCTTCACTCTTATCAGGATCAATTAAGTAATCAGTTCCATCTTCTGTCAAAACAATTTCACCTTTATCATCTCTCTTTCCGAATTGCTCAATTAAAGCCATTTGTGACTCTTGAATATCTTTAAGAGCTTCGCTTAATAATTTTACAAATTTGACGACTGGACGACTCTCATTTGCTGGTAACTCCATTTTTTGTAAAAATTCCATCATAGGAATTAATTCATAATTTTTTAGTGTTAATTTCATGTTTCAGTTCCTCCACTTCTTTCCTAAGTTTCTTAATATCTGAATGTAAATTTTCAATCTTTTGTACATAATCGTTTGTATTAAGGCTAGAAATTTTAACCACTTCAATACTTTCTAGTATATGCACTGGAAGCGGTGCTTCAGGCAAATAACAATCTGGAAAAGCATTCTCTTTCATATTCATTCCTCCTACAAGGTTATAGTAAACCAACTTGTGATAGCACCACTACTATTTATATTTTGAGGGATTCGTACTGTTCCCAGCCCTTGCAATGCACGAAGAGTGGTAAGTTGATTTGTAACATTTAAATTTGTATTTCCTGTTCTAATCCACAAAGTATCTTCAAAGATTGAATTCCCTCTAAACCTCATAATACCTTGCCCTCCACTAGACCACGAAGAAACAGAAATCGAAGCATTAAACGGCTGTGACAAGTTTGACTGTGCTCCTCCCACTAGCCAAATAGCCGGACTACTGCCAGCAGTGAAGCCATTTGTAGCAGGAAATGACCTGCTCCCTCTCACATCAATTTGCCAATTTTGAAGAATAGCTTGAAAGATAGAGGAATTAATTGTTCCACCAGAAATCCGATCTGCTGACATAACTCCTGCAGTAATTCTATTTGCATTCAATGTTCCTGCTTGAATTCGATCACCATGCATCGTGCCTGTTGTAATCCGTGCTGCTGACATCGAGCCTGTGGTAATCATGCTTGCTGTAATAGCACCCGTTGCTATATGAGTTGCTGTAATTGTATTCGCTCCAATTCGGGCTGCACTTAATGTTCCTGTCGTAATATTACTTGCATTTAAATTAGTCACATTTACATTTGATGCATTTAATGTCCCTGTTGTAATCCGTGCTGCTGACATCGAGCCAGTGGTAATCATGCTTGCTGTAATAGCACCCGTTGCTATATGAGCTGCTGTAATTGTATTCGCTCCAATTCGAGCTGCACTCAATGTTCCGGTCGTGATATTACTTGCATTTAAATTGGTCACATTGACATTTGATGCGTTTAATGTTCCTGTTGTAATTCGAGCTGCTGACATACTTCCTGCTGTAATCATATCAGCCGTAATGGCACCAGCAGCAATATGAGTCGCTGTAATTGTATTCGCTCCAATTCGAGCTGCACTCAATGTTCCTGTAGAAATATTTGATGCATTCAGATTGATAATATTTACGTTTGTTGCGTTTAATGTACCTGTTGTGATTCGTGCTGCTGACATGCTTCCTGCTGTAATCATATCTGCTGTTATTGCACCTGTCCTAATCCTATCTGCTGTAATAGTGCCAGCTGCAATTTGATTGGCAGTAATTGTTCCAGTTGCTATTTCTCTTGCTGTGATTGCATCTGCAACAATGTGATTTCCTCGAATCGTACCATCCACAATTAATTCTCCGCCATTACGACGACGAACTATCACATTTCGCACAGCAATTTGAACTCGCCCTGTTGCACTAGCATCACTAACACCAAAAGCATAAAATGATGAAGTGTTCCATGCTGTAGCATTAAGTCTTAATGTACCACTAACCGTTAGCCAAATGCCTGCTGTTGTAGTAAAACTAGCAGTATTTAGCGTTCCATTTCCACTATCACTAGTAAATCTCCCTGCAACAAATGACATTGGGCGACTAGCCGAACACCATATATCAAAAGAATAAAATACTTCTTCGTTATGTCTAAACGCATTTGGTGTTCTGGCACAGAATGGAAGAAATTGTTGAGTTGCTACTAATTTTTGCATCTCTGGGTTATTTCCACTAATGCTTCCTCCTGCTGTGTTAGCAGTAAATCTCGTTCCACCCCAAGTAGCTGACGGCACATTTGTTTGTGCGCCGATACGCTCATTAATAGTTGCGTGATTAGTCATGTCGGCTACATTCAATTGGTTCGCGGTAATGGTTCGACCGGCAATACGATCTCCAGTAATGGCACCAGCTGCAATTTGATTAGACGTAATCGTGTTTGTTGCAATATGATTTGCCGTAATTGTTCCTGCTTGTAAACGAGCAGCACTTAAAAAGCCTGTTGTTATACTTTCAGCATTTAGGTTAATGATATTCACTCTTGCTGCATTCAATTGACCTGTGGTAATTATATCAGCTGTAATTGCCCCCACCGCTAAATGATCTGCTGTAATTGCTCTAGCACGAATTTTATCTGCTGTAATGGCACCAGCTGCAATTTCAGTAGCAGTGATAGCACCGGCGGCGATTTGTCTAGCTGTAATTGCATTTGCATCAATATGATTACCTTGGATTGTTCCATCGACTATTAATTCACCGCTATTACGCCTGCGAACAATCACATTTCGGACTGCAATTTGAACACGCCCTGTCGCAATAGCATCATTAACACCAAAAACATAGAAAGTTGAAGTATTCCATGCAGTATTTGCTAATCTCATTGTACCACTTACTGTTAACCATGCACCTGCTGTTGTCGTAAATGGTGCATTTAGCAATGTTCCATTTCCACTATCAGCGGTAAATCGAGAAGAAGTGAAATTCATCGAACGACTGGCTGAACACCAAATGTCAAATGAATAAAATACCTCATCATTATTTCTAAAAGCATTTGGTGTCCTTGCACAAAATGGAAGAAACTGTTGTGTTTCATTCATTTTTTGTATCTCTGGTGTATTTCCACCAATGCTTCCACCTGCTGTATTGGCAGTGAATCTCGTTCCACCCCAAGTGGTTGTAGGTACGTTTGTTTGTGCACCAATACGTTCATTAACGGTTGCATGGTTTGTCATATCAGCCACCATCAATTGATTAGCTGTAATGGTTCGTCCTGCAATCCGGTCTCCTGTTATCGTTCCAGCTGCAATTTCGTTCGCTGTGATGGTACTAGCAGCGATTTGCCTAGCTGTTATTGCATTAGCATCAATATGATTACCTTGAATTGTTCCATCAACTATTAACTCGCCACCATTACGTCTGCGAACAATCACATTTCTGACTGCAATTTGAACACGCCCTGTTGCAGTAGCATCATTGATACCAAATACATAGAAAGTTGAGGTATTCCATGCAGCATTTGCTAATCTCATCGTACCACTTACTGTTAACCATGCATCTGCTGTTGTCGTAAATGATTCATTTAGCAATGTTCCATTTCCACTATCAACAGTAAATCGAGAAGAGGTGAAATTCATTGGACGACTGGCTGAACACCAAATGTCAAATGAATAAAATACTTCATCATTATTTTTAAAGGCATTTGGCGTTCTCTCACAAAATGGAAGAAATTGCTGTGTGGCTACTAGCTTTTGAATTTCTGGTGCATTTCCACCGATACTACCTCCTGCTGTGTTAGCGGTGAACCTTGTTCCACCCCACGTAGTTGATGGCACATTGGTTTGCACGCCAATTCGCTCATCAATCGTTGCATGGTTTGTCATATCAGCGACCATCAATTGATTGGCTGTAATGGTTCGTCCTGCAATGCGGTCACCTGTTACCGTTCCTGCTTGCAGTCGATTACCTAAAACAGTATTCGCAATAATCCGATCTCCATGGATGGTTCCCGTTAGTGCTTCTCCTGCTTGAGCCAAAGCTGTTTCAACATCTCTTTGGTTCTGAGCTAGATTAGTTCCCAAAGTTCCCATTTCACGGCTCATTTCATAAATACGACCAAGTGAGTTTGTAATGCGATTATTTGCATCACTTATTGCCTCTCTATTAGTATCTAATGCATCATCTAATGTATCTAACATAGTTGACATCCCGATCATTTTCTCGCTCTGACTCTCTAACTCTGTTAGTGCTCGTTCGATTTTTCTTTCTGATTGCACAATGCGATCATTAGATTCTTCAATAATTTTTCTATTCGCTTCAAGCTGCTGACGTAAGTTCTCGTCAGGTGATGTGGTCATTACAAATTCCCAAACTAATCCATTCCAAATCCATAGTTCTGTATGCTCCCCATTGGGACGATACCATAAATCACCCTCTCCATTAGCAGTCGGTTCTACACTTCCACGGAAAATGGTATTGCGACCATTTGAAGCTGCTAGTGCTTCGTCAATTCGGAAATTTGCTTGTTCAAGTGCTTCACGATTGGCTTCTAGCTCCCTATCTAATGTGTCGAGTCCTGAAGCCATCCCAAGAACCTTTTCCCTCTGCTCTTCAAATTCTTTTAGAATGCGTTCTATTTCTCTCTGAGCTTGTTCAACACGCTCATTTGACTCTGCAATAATTTGTCTGTTCTCCTCTATTTCAGCGAGTAATACCTCATCTGGAGCCGTTGACATGATAAACTTCCAACCATTGCCATCCCACATCCATAGTTCTGTATGTTCTCCATTTGGGCGATACCATAAGTCTCCTACCCTAATTGGTGGTGTAGGTTCATTTGAGCCAAAGAAAATAGAGTTCTTTCCATTGGCAGCTGTTAAGGCTGAATTGGTATTATTATTAGCTGTATTTACATCTCGTTCAATACTGCGAATCGTATCACTTAATGTCGCTCGACTTTCACCAATTTCTAAGGAATCATACTGATCCAATAAAACATCCCATATCACACGTGTTACCTTTGCGACGGTATCAATCCCCAATTTTTCGAATCTGACAGGAATCATGTCGCATAAATTTACCTGTTCATAAGTCAGGCCTGATTGATTAAGTGACTTGGTTAAATCTACAAATTCCAAGGAAATTGATACCCTCGGGACACCAATTTCATGTTCCTCTATGTAAGCTTCTGCTAATTGTCTTAACCTTGCGGGCGTCATTTGTTCATCTCGTTCAAATTCTCTTGAAAAATCTACGGGTAACACACGCCTGTGGGCAAAATATTTCGCATTTTCAGAATCCATAACTAACTGATTAGAAAGGGTTACAATTCTTTCATCATCTCCATCACGATAAATGGCATATGGATAAATAGATGTAAATGTACTCGTGATGTTCTCTTCTTGAATTAAATCTGTTAAGTTACGACCGTAGCTAATTAATGTATTCGCTCGTCCACCACGTTCTGAACGCAAGTCTATGCGGTGATTGTCGAAAATGTATTCACCGCCCCAAGTTTCTAGGATAGCCCCTAACGACTGCCAAGCATTTTGATGAGTTTGAATACTCAATTTGGTACTATGCCTTTGGTCAATATCAGATCTCACCTCGAAAGGATGTGATCCAATGATTGATCGACGCCATGTCTCAAGTGCCTGGGTAGCTGCCTGATTTGTAATTTGCACCTCTGGCTCTAATACTAATCCACGTGCTTGATAGGACACATGGTTGGCATAAACAGTGATCATTCCATTCGCTTTTTTATCAATACGCTCAATTCTAAATAATTGATTTTTCGAAAAGCTCGCATGACCTGCGTCAACTTTAATGAGATTATCATATTTGATATATTCAAGGTGAATTCCTGCTAGTGGGTAAGTCATTTCTAATTCAAATCGACCATTTATTTCCTCAACTACCTTACAATCAATGGTATCTTTTAAAACTCCTAGGCCTAAATGACCAAAATCCATCTCTGTCGCATTGTATAAAATTGGATAACTCATACTAACGCCCCCAATCTGGGTGTGATGAATACCTGGATATTTCCAGAGAAAGTGACTTGATTATTACCAGGTTGTAAATCTGGAAATGGACTTCTCATTCGTTCGAACAAAGTCACACGACCTTGTAAATCTGTAATGGTTTGACTTTCACTATTGATGATGCAACCACCTGAAATCCCATGGAGCACCAATGGTCTTCCTCCGATGTTAATCGTAATATCTCCATCGCCAACGATTCGGATAATAGGTTTAGCAGAGATTCTAAATTGATTTGGGATATTCGTTCCTGTTGGAGTTAGCTGTTCAATTAAACTACTTCTTAAATATTTAATAGGATGTAGACGAAACTTAAGTACCGTTTGTCCAAGATGTGAAAGCATTCGTCTACTTACCACATCGCCCTCTACACGAGCTAAATATTCAAAATCTGAGTCGTTATCCCAATTGAATTCATGAAATCTACCATCATCAATCAACCAGTTGTTAATCTCATTCATAACTTGTTCGACATTTCGCTCACTAGGTGCTTCAAGTCGACACGGAATAGAACGAACAACTGAATGGTAACGACCATTATCCATGATTAAATCACCATCTCGTCCTGGTACTTGTATGACATTTACATCACGAATTGGTGATGCGAAATTTACATCATTTAACACCCGCAGGTGCATATCTGTACTTTTTTTGTTTTTGTATGCAAACATATTTGTTCTCCTTTCAAAATTTGATTACCACATACGGCGTTCATCTTGTTGAGATGCCCATGCGATTTCTTCCATGGTTTGGCGAATGTCTTCTTTGTTATGCCAGTGGATATTTGCACCTTCAAATAGACGGTCGTAATTATTAACAATGCGATTGTCTTGAGATGAGTTTCCATATCCACCCATTCCTGCCATACTTAGGCTAGGACGCATTCCGATGATGGATTCTACACTTGGAATGTTGATTCTAACCATATCATCAGCTAATTTATCTACGCTATTAATGGCAACACCAGCATATTTTTCGATGCCTGCCGCTACCCCTTCTGGTATGAATCGACCAATTTGTTCTCTCATCACACGGGATGGAGAATTAATGTCAAGTGCTTGGCGCATGGTGCGAGCAATATTATCCGCAATGCGACGAGCCGTTGACATCACTGTTCCCTCTCGATTGAGGATTCCGTCATTTAATCCATTTATGATATCTCGGCCAATGCTGTTATAATCACGAGAAGAACTGTTGTAAACACGATGCATATTTCTTGCGATACTTTCAAGCCTACTAATAGGGCGTTCACGAAGTGATTCAATTCCTTCAATCAATCCTTGGAGCATAAAGCGTCCTGCACGCATATATAATCGTGATGGAGAATTTTGTTCATTAAAACCACGAAGCTCCTCATAAATATCTCTTGCGGTCTCTCTCATGATATCTATCGGTTCTTGCTTTTCCTCATTCATTGTTTGAGTAAAGCCTAAGAACATCATTCTTGCACATTGATTAATCCTTTCTTGCCCCGATTCAAAAGCATCTTCCCAACCTACTAGCACATAATTTCCTGTTTTAACAGCTGTTCGCTCTATGGTAGGTCCCTCTCGAAGCAAACCTTCTGCTGTAACCTCTACCACACGAGCACCTATTTGATCAAAGCCTGCGGCATCAAAGCGATCACTTAATGATTGAGGTGCACGATTTCCTAAGTCTTCAACAATTGCAAGAACATCCTCAGCACCTTCATCTAACCCTTTCACAACACCACGACCGGCTAAATGACCTGCTTCACTTAGATTGTCAACAATTTGTGTTGCTTGACTTGCCTCTTCCATTCCATAAATTGATTCAAAACTTCCATCTTCCATTTCTTTATAGCTTGCTCGAACATCAGTAGCCATTTCAGCTACTAGTGACATTCCACTTTCACCCATATCACGAAAATGAGCTTCTACCTCTGCTCCATATTTCGCATATAGTAAAGCTAGATTATCTTGCCAATCTGCGGTTGCTTGTAGATTATGAGCTTGGTTTTGAAGTACTGTATCCAAGCTAATTGCACTATCATAGGCAAGCTTTCTGAACATTTCACTCCCCATATCACGATACGTTTCCCAACGACCTAACATTTCATGGACTACATCCCGTTGTGTGTCATTTAACATCCAATATTGGATACCATGCTCATCCACATAATCAGCAACTAAGTTTCGCATAATAACATAAGATTCAGCCATTTGACGTTCTAAGTCTGCTATCAGTGTCACAGAATTTTCATATTCATCATTGAGTTCATAATAATAACCTCTTAATCGATCAACTTCTGCTTGAGCTTCTTCATAAGCTTCTGTTGCATCTCTAATTAATAACATTTTTCGTTGAGCCGCACGTTCACCACTAATAGTAGTTTCTTCAGCTCTTTCTAGGCCCTCTCTATAATACTCTAGTGCTTCTTCCGCAATCCTTATCTGAGTCGCTAAATCCGCATACTCCATGTCTCCTATAATTCTATTTTGATCTTCAAGTGCTACATTAAGATCACGCGATTTTTCATCAAATTCACGAGTAGCAATTGCAATATCTCTATTAAAGATTCCGTGTTCAATCATTTTTTGACTATTTTCATCAAGTCTTCCTGTTTGTCTATCAATGGTTAAAACAGTTTCTCCCATCGCATCATTAAATTGGTCTACCCAGATTTTCAATTTTCTTTGGCTTTCACCACTAAACTCTTGTGCATCATTCAGCTCACTAATACGATCAATCATTGAGCCTGTTAATCGTTCATGGTTTCTAATGGCTTCCATATTACCTTCATGTGCTTCCCGATTACGTCGAATTGCTTCATTCAAATTATCAATTCGCTCTCGTAATGTTTCTGCTTCCTCTCCTAAATCCTCAGCAGCTTCTTCAGTACTTCGAAACGCACTAAATAAACTAACACCAATTACAAGAGCAGTTATTATTAAACCAATAGGTCCTAGGAATGCCTTTAATGTACCCACCATCCCAGCTTTAGCACCTATCATAGTTCCTGCGGCTTCAGTGACATCGCCCATTCCACCTGAAAGGTTTTTCAAGGGGTCAAACCAACTTGTTATTCCATCTAAAATTTCATCATTCCTACTGGTCATGATTCCAATGGCAGTTCCGAATGCATCAAAATTTCCTGCAGCAGTATGCAAAAAACCTTCTGATTCATTTAAACTATCACCTATTCTTCCAATAGCAGTTGTTGCGTTCTCAGATTCACGCACTAAATTTTCTAACTCTCTTGTAATACCTTGAAGATTCCGCACAACATTTCGATCATCTAATTCAATATTAATTCTGATCGTTTCACTTTGTAAATTCATTTAATTTTCACCTTCTTTTCTTAATTTTTGCATCAAAAAAGATGCTTGTATCTTGAAACTGAATAAGCATCTTCAACTATTATCTATTTTTGACTAAAGGCTTTCCATTCTCGTCTATGAGTGGTGTTATACAAGGGGCTGATGAGCTCGTTGTCGAACGGATTAAATAATAAAGAACTCCCGTTTCTTTATCACAGATCACCGCTTGCTCAGCATACTTTATGGGACCCTTACCATTTCCTAGCAATTCAAATCTATCTAACATAATTCGTCACTCCAATATTCTATTTTTCAACTATTGGTTTACCATTTTCATCTAGTAAGGGTGTTACTGATAATGGAGCTCCAGTTCCCTTAGAGCGTGCTATATAATATAACACTCCTGTTTCCTTATCCTTTACTATCCCATGTTCTAAAGATCTCATCAAAGTGGTACTACCTTCTTTAAATTCAAAACGACTTGACATTACTGATCTCTCCTTATACTCTATTTTTCAACTACTGGTTTTCCATTATCATCCAATATTGGAGTTATTCCAATACCACCCTTTACGGTATTCTCAATAACATAATACAAGACTCCTGTTTCTTTGTCTCTTACTATAGAATGCTTTTTTGAACTCAATGATCCGCCATCTACTTTTATTTCAAAACGACTAATATTTGCCACTTTTAATCTCTTATGCTATTTTTCAACTATTGGTTTACCATTTTCATCTAACACAGGCGTCATAGTCATGCCACCTTGCACTCCTCGAACGAGGACATAGCATAATACTCCCGTTTCCTTATCCCTTACCACCGAAGCCTTAACACTATCTATTCCACCCCCCTCTAGCAGAAGATTCCAAACGTATTATTTTCAATTATTGTTCTTCCGTTCTTATACAGTATAGAATCAAACACTCACCTTTAATTTTTAACAAAATAATGGTATAAGCCATCTATCTCAAATCCAATCCTAATCTTTCGGCAAGTCTATTTCTCCCACGAGTTAACCTTTCAACAGCGTCTGTATTGACTTCATTACCACGGTTTTCATCAGTTCTTAGTATAGCCAAATTAGATCGACTTGTAGAAATATGATGTCTAATGCTTTATCCAAGTCGTTAAGAACATGTATTTCGTCAAGCGAGTCAATTCGATTAAATGCTGTTACTGCTGAATTTCTAGAATCTAGATAACCATCGATTATTTCAATAGCTTGTCTTCCAATGACTTCGGATTCACGAATCTCATTATCCGATTCACCAGTTGAATTGCATCCTACCAAAATTATCAATGATAAAATACCTAAAATTAATAAACCCATCTTTGCCATATTTACCCAACTCCAATTTATTCGATAAGATTAATATACCAAAAAATAAAGGGATTGTCCAGTTGATTTTTAAAGATACTTATATACAATTGTCAAAGATCTCACTTTACTCTATCTCAGTTCCAGGCAATGCAAAGGCTCGTTTCAATTCCTTTAATTTCTTACGCTCCTCTGACGCATGCTTTCCTTTTGGATAAGGTCTTGTGCGAATGTCGATAATTTGCTTTAATTTCGTATCATCAGGTAAATCGCGAAGTAAGATTTTAAACTTACGCCAATCCAGCTTCCCTCGTTCTTCACTTAAGTCCATCTGATAAGCTTGTTTAAACGAGGTGAAAATATAACTCTCGTCATGTCGCAAATCATAACTCGGCTTCTGCTTTTCCATCGGCATCACGTTACCTTCTAAATCCACTGGAATTTCTTGTTTATCTCCTACATGAATAAAGTTGTCGATTAATCCCTTAAATACATTGGCTTGTTGTTCCAACGTTAAGTCTAAGTTAGTACCAAGTAAAGCATAAATTCCATAGTAAACTTTTTCTCCATCATTTAAGATAGGATCGTTCATCATATCTAAAAGCAAGATGATATTATCAAATGACATATCAACCTCATAGGTAACATCCTCGATTTCAACTTCTGTTTCTAACGTCTCATAAACCATGATACTTTACTTATTACCAGATTTGGCTACTGGTTTCTTAGGCTTTTTATCCACGATTTTCATAACTGAGCTAGGAAGCACACGAGCTCTAGCTTCTTTTGTAAATTCTGTTACCAACTGCATAAAGACACCTAACAAAATACCTGTATTAGGTGTATGAGCATAAAGCTTTTCAAATGCACCAGAGCCTAATAATTCATCATACATTTTTGCTATCATGGTATGGATTTTTTCTTCATCTTCCAGATTATTTTCGTTCAATTTTTCTGCTTGTTTTAAAAATTCATTTAATTTGGCTTGAAGTGCTTTTTCTTTCTCATCCGTCATATTGATTTCGAAGTTAAAATCTCCAATTTCTACTGGAATGATTGTTGTATTTAAGTTCAGTTTAATTGCCATCTTTCTTCATCCTCTCAATTTTCATCATTTTTAGAAAAGGGAAACAGGCCCACGCTGTGTGCTTGAATCCCGATTCTTTTTCTTGTATTACATTGCTTTTATTTTGTCGTAAGCTAATTATTTATTTGACACGATATGCTAAACCGCACGTACTTCTGGACGTTGATCATACTGTAATGTACAAGAGAACTCCTCGTGCTCATCAGCTGATCCACTTCCTGCAATAATGCTTAGTGCTGTTGCTACACCTACTACTTCCTCAGTTCCATTTGAATCAATGATTAAATGCCATACTTTACGGTCATTTCCAACTTTACGCTTCATTCCAGCGATTAAAGCTTGGGCTGGATCAGTCGCATCAAATGTTCCTGAAATATCCCACGATTCTTGGATACCGATAATATCAGTTTGAACTGTTCCATCTCCTGCATAATCTGCGAACTCATCAGTCATATCGTCACTTCCATCAGTGATTTCAGTGATGAACTTTGCTAGAGGTAAGAACTCTCCCATTGCTGGTACTGCTCCCTCTCCTAAGAATGGTGCTACAAAATGTTGGCGTTTTGCATTTTTGTTTCTCATGTTTTTTTCTCCTTTTGCTGGGGTTGCCAGCTCTCTTAATTTTTTGTTTATTTTTTAGATAATCGTTAAATCAGCTGTCAGTTTTGATGTGTAGTAAAAGTAGCCATCTTCATTTGCTTGGAATACTGGAATCTGATCCATTTCTAAGTTAAGTAAGATGTGTTCTTTACTTTCATCACTTAAGAATTTGCCAATGTCTTTGATGTGGTTCATGACCTCATTCAGGACATTGAATGCGATTTCTTGATCCTTACTTTTAATGCTGATTTCGAATGGTAGACGGATGTCCATCATGCCATTCATATATTCGTGAATCACTTCTGAGCCTGTGACTGGTCTGACCATTAGTGAGGGTTCATCATCAAAGATGCCGACTTTTACTGGATATTCCAGTTCTAGCTGATTGATGTAATCCACGAGGGTGTAGATAAAATTTTTCATTGCTTCTGCTCTCCTTTTATTTAATGCTCAGAGTTTTGAGCATAAATGCTCGAGTCGAGCGTTAAATTAGTTCAAGCTCAACACTCCAAAGTTTATCTTCGAATGGTTCATTTACCTTCACCACTTTGTTAATGGTGTAAATGCCATTCTTGGTAACGATCTTTGACCGCTCTTTGAACTCGACAAATGGGGTTGTATCAGAGACATAAGCATAAGCAATCGCTTTGCATACAACTCGACTGATACCATTTGATATCGGGGCTGTTTCTGGCTGTTCGTCAATTCTTACTTTTTTAATAAGAACTAGCTCTTTGTAGCTAAGTTTTGCCCAAGTGTCTGTTTCCTCGAATTCATGATATTCAAATTGCCCAGTAAGTAATCGTGGGTTGATGCGAAGTGCCATTACTGATCACTCCCATCTAGTAAGCCTGTTCCATCTAGATAAAGATAAATATCTGGACAAATGATTGATTTTGGAACGGTCGTTCCTTCTTCATTAACGTGTGCCATCATGCTTACCTTTGTACGTCCTAGATTAACGGCTTGTGGGATTTGATTCAATCCCATTGTTGTTGTTTGACCAGTCTCGTAGAAATATTCAATTTGACAAGCCAATGCCTTTAAATAGGCATTTTTTCTTACTTCATCATCACTTTCGAAATCATTCTTGATGTAAAAATGATTGGTGAGGTGAAGCAAGACATCAGACGCTTTGTACAAAAGAGCGTAGAAGTCCTCTGAGTTCTCAATGGGTCTGAATGATTTTAGGTTGTTGTATCCTTGATGGCTCAATAAGTTACCTTTCATTGATTTAATTCCTCACCTTCTATTGTTATCCGACTCTAACCTAGTTAGGTTGAGCTTAAGCAGGTTTCTTTCCTGTTTTTCCATCTTTAGGGAACTGTTTATGACTGCTTCGGATTATTTGATTATTCAATTGTAAGTTCGACTTGATCAGAGTCTTATATCGATATAGGTAAACAGTTTAACGGCATGACCACCATGGCCGTAGGTGATTTTAAATCAAGGTGACATCGTTAATATTAATCCATGAAATGACACCTGATAGTAAGGCTTCAGTATTGTTGTTTCTTAGTTGTTGGACGGTATAGCTTTGTCCTCGAACCCATGTGGGAATGTTTTGACCTGTTGCCCATGTCTGGGCGTTGGCATTAACCCTTACCCTTGATCCAACTTGAATACTTGATGTGACATTTTGTACAGTAGGGTTAATCCAGCTACCTGGTACACCTGGTGTTCGAGTGAGATTCAACATACCGTTAGCTCTGTTGAAGATATGATAATCTCCTGGTTCTACCCAAGTACGTCTGCTGTGATTTGCTTTAGCGTCAGCCGCAGTCATGAAACCACCTGTTCTCACAGTCACTCGGTGTGTGTTGCTTGATGGTGACGTTGGTGCAGTGATGGTCGGAGGTGTCGCTACGCTTGGTGTTCGCAACTGATTTCGCACATGGTTCATGTTTTGACCTGGACAAGTATTACTTGCATTACTAGGGAATTCATTATGTCCAAGAACTCTTTCAATAGGTACATTGAATCTATTCATATTGAACCTAAGACGCTCAATCATTGTTCGCATTTGAGCCGTTGATGGTTGCGTGCCACCTATTCGGAAATTTCCAACCACACAAATGTGGTATGAATCGTCGTTTTGACTGGCAACACCATGTGAGATTTGGGTTGGATTGAAATTCAATTCCATGTCTCCATTTAGTAGAATGACTTCGTGATAACCACCTACTGCAGGTGTTCCCATTCCTGAGGCTGGGTTTCGCCACCAATTTTCAAAGTTTGCGGTGGTGTGGGTATCTGGGGTTACGCTGTGGTGAATACAGATTCTTCTAATAGCACTTTGATTTCTTGTTCTTGCATTATTGTGACCTAGTGCGAAACTTCTTCGATCAATAGTTCTCATATTTGGCTTTCTCCTTTCGTTTTCGGTTGAGGTATAATTTACATGGAAATTTTTCACCCTCTACTATTAGGTCACGGGAGAGTGTGAAATGTGTGATTTTCCTAAAAATTCTTTTCAAGAAAGTGTTTTCTCTGATTCCTATCTGTTCGACATATATATAATAACAATTATTTTGAGATGATTTCTTTCCTTAAAATCCTTTTTGCATATATAAGCCTTTGAGTCACGAGATTAGGAATGTCGTTAATTTTATCTGCATAATCTTTAATTGACATCCCATCCATTAAAATAGAAATCATCATTTCTGCTTGGTCTGGTTTTAATATTTCTCTTATCTTTTGGCAAGTCGCCTCGTAATCTTCTTGTTTTTTAAGTTGTTCAGTTTGTGTGTAGTCCGCAACCAAATCTAATGCATTCATTTCAAAATCATCTTCATCAATTTGTTGAAGTGAGACTTTTCTTCTATTGTGCGTTTGCCATGAATTATATTCCATGCAATTCATTTCATCAAATATTTCTTGAGGGGTACGTCTCTCAACTAATTCATCTTCAACCGCATTTACCAGTCGTTCTTGATAATCAAATTCAATCATCGCTTCAAATTCGTGATCCGGAACTTTTAGTTCTACTACCTCTAAACTACTTTTTCCATCATACATTAATTCTATTTTCATCTTTATCTTCCTTTCTGCCTGTTATCAGAAAAGGGCATCGCCACTCAAAAGAGGCGTGGAAACAAATAAAGAATCAAAGTGCCAGGGTACAATAAAAGCCCGAAGAAGCATATTAAAACAAGGGTCTCCATATTGCAACACTAGAAAACTAGTGACTTTCAATATTTGAATCCCATGCCTTTATAGCTAATCAGGCTTGTGATTTTATTTTTAGTTGTTGTTTAATGTCTACAAACTGTAAAAGACAACTTAATTTATTGATCACATTGTAACATGATACCCCTCTAAAAAAGGTGACATATTATTTTACAATTGATTTTTTATTAATTACAACCATGGCTCTCCAAGATCGTGGAGTAAATCAATGATTGCATCTAATCGCTCAGCACCATACACGTTTGCTAAATCGTTTTGAAGTAAATAGACAAGAACTATATCAACTGGTAATGACGAACTCAGTACATAGCCTGTCAGTTCCAAATAACTTTTTATTTCGTTTAGCGATAAATTCATCACAAGAAGCACGGATAAAAGTGTTTCTTTTCTTAAATTCTTTCCAGATTTGATTCGATAAAATGTTCTTTTGTCAAGTCTAGCACTTTTATAAAGTTCAACTTGTTTACCCTCGCACCTGTTAAGTTCAGTTGAAAAAATACAGATAAATTTTTTGATTTGACCTTCTTCTTTCCCAAAGTCCAATCTTTTAATACCTGCCTTTTTAGCTAATAGATCTGTATCCGATTCACTCAGTAAAAATAATTTCTTAGCGTGCTCAATGGTGAATCGCTTAATGTTTAACTGACTCATTGTACTTCTTTGATGATACATCCAATAATTTACATTCTGTCTCGTAATACCTAATTCCCTCCAAATCTCAGTCAATGTCATACCAGTTTTTTCACTGTGATCTAACGCAAGCCGATACAATGCCTCACCAAAATTTTCTTCACAAACTAGATGTCGTTCCTTTAACCATTCCTTTATCTTTTTTTGATTCATTATTTATCAACTCTCTCATAATTCTCAATTCAATCACCTATAGTTCCTCTACACACTTCCAAATTGGGAAGCAAAAAGTAGCCCGATGTGTTAAAATTTTTCATTATGC